TTGCTGCATCAACGGCCCGTGAAATGCTGGTGATATAATCAAGCGTCTCTTGCGGGACGTGAGACTGCCAGCCCTGTCCAAATGCCTGCTGGGCTTTTTTAAGGTTGCCGCCTCCCCAGTTATATTCTGCCAAGGAGGATGCGAGGGAGCCTTGGTAATGCTGCATATCGCTCTGCATCCGCTTTGCGGCGTATTCGGCGGCCTGCTCGAAATTGTTTGGATCAACCCCGGCAGCCTTAGCCACGTCAGGCATAATCTGGAAATCACCCAAAGCACCAGCCTTTGACGGCACGGCGTTCAAGCCTCGGCTGCTTTCCTTTGCCCACATACCATCCAGCAGTCCATTCGGGAGACCGTATTGCTTTTCGAGGCCTGACAGGAATTCTTGCTTCTTTCTCATGTCCGGCGTCAGCCGTTGGCCTAAGCCTCTGGCGTTGCCGCGAAAGGTGGTTGGATGTTCATCATTCCATCCCTGACCTGTAAGCCATGCTGCAACGTGGGGGAAATATTGCATGAACAGGTAACCGTCTGCTGCGAGGTTTCCTGCCATCAGTCCACGGCCTGCGATCTTGCCAACCTTGGCAAATTTTCCCGCCGTCTTTCCAGCGACAACGGCACCGGCTGTCTCGGCTCCTTTTTTTGCGGCTTCTTTAGCGGCGGCTGTTTCAGCAGGCTTAGCCGCCTCCTCAATCCCAGCCCCTTTCAGGATACGGGACATTGCTGTTGCGCCTGCGATAGAGACCTCGGCAAATCTGGCCACGTTTGCAATCGCCCGCATGGCCTTGCCGCTAATCCAAAGTGTCAGCAGGAGTTCAGCGGCGTTCTTCCATCCTCCAAGAAATTGGGCAACATTATTGGCACCCTGACCTAAAGCAGTGACGTCCTTTATGACCTCCTTCAGATCAATCTGCTTTAGGGTTTCTTCCCATGCCTTGATCTCGGCTCCGACCTTTTCCCAGTTGATCTCTTTGAACCGTTTATAAAGGTCATCCCCCATATCGTGAATCTTCTGAAGGGCGCTGGGGGCACGACCATCTATGCCTTGAGAAAGCATAGTCATGAGATCATGAACCTCAGGGCTGAGGTCGGTCATGATCGAGCGGCCAAACGCTTCTGACTGGGCCGTCAACTTGGTCCAGTCCTCAAGCAACTGCGCAGATGCCTTGGTATCCCTCTCAGTCGGCGCATACTTTTGCAGCGACTTGTAGAGCTTCTGGATGTGGTCGGGCCCCTGCTCCAGCAGGTTGATAAACCCCTGCGAGAACCCGGCCTGCGACCCAAGGGCAGAGAACATCTGCGGGCCAAGACGCTGTGCTGCACGGGCAAGGTCCGGCATCAGGTCGTTCATGTCGCGGATCTGGCTGTTAGCACCTTCCAACCGCACACCCATCTGGCCGAACACATGGCCCAAATTTTGATGGCCGTCGATGGTCTGGAACTGGGAGACCAGCGAGCCAATAGAACCCGATACGTCCTCAGCAGAGCCACCAGCCGCCTGTGCCGCTTTCTGCCACGCTGTCAGGCTGTTGACTGACACGCCCAAATTGCGCGCCATGTTCCCAGCCGCCACGTTGGCGCTGGTCGTGTCGCTGATGAAAGCCTTGAGGGTCTTGCCAGCAGTCAGAACGGCAAAGAAGGCCAGTGCCTTGCGCTCCAGCGAGTGAAACGCTTCCCCTGCCGTGTCAGCCGCAGCAGCCACGCCAACGCCCATCTTGGACGCACCGGACTGAACGCGCTTGAACGCGCCTTCGGCCTGCTTCTGCCCCTTTAAAACGGCTTTTGCGTCCAGACCCAACTGAACAACAAGGGCGTCGATTACTGTTGCCATGATTTCCTCATTAAAAAAGGCGGCCTTTCAGCCGCCCCCCCCCACGTCAAGCCATAGCCTTACAATCAGCAGAAGCCTCCTGCTCCAGATCGCCCCACATCTGCAATGCGCCCAAGACGCACCGCTTGAGAAGTTCCCGCCTGTAGTCGGCCTCTTGCGGCTTATCACTCAGAATGAAGGCTGCGACACCGCCAGACATGGCATCGTTGAGTTCCTTCTCGCCCAATCTTGCGCTGTTTCTGGCTTCAAACGTCTCTGCCGCCCTTGCAAATACGCCAGCGTTGCCACCCCCGAAAGGGGGGCTGGTTTCTACGCTGACGCTTGGGCGAAAGGGGTTGGGGCAGGCTCCAGCCCCATTTCTTTCTGGCCTTTCACGGCTTTGGGCAGAAGGTGTCGCCCTTGTCCTACGGTGAAGTAAGTGTTTGCCACGATCTCGTGGAATGTCCTTTTCTCCTCTTCTGCCGTGTAGCTGACTGCGTAACCCATGCGGATTGACTGGCGCGTAAGGGCATTTGACACACGCAGAGCCAATCCTTTGGGACGTTTGGAAACGCCGTAATGGTCAAGCCATCGCTTTGCTGTCCGGTGTGTAACAACCGCTACACCGACCGGGCGATGCGTGGAGCGCAGTTCTTCGGCTAATGCCGCAAACTGCGGCGCAAGTTCCGCTAACAATTCCCGCTTGAGCTTACCGAGGCCAGCTTTGAAGATCCCGCCTATTTGCTGGGCGTTCAGATGATCGCCAGCGGCAATGGCCTTGCCGAAGAAGTGGTTGAAAAGAACGCGAGCACATTCGGTCTGGTATTCGATCACCCGAGCGCGAACAGTCTGGTCTTTGATCCGGTCTGGATGAATAGTGGCAAGCCAGAAGTTGAGGAGGTCGAGGGAGAGGCAGGTTACTGATTGTTCTCCACCTTCCGTAGGCACCTCCTTTATGGAGGCCCCTTTGCTAAGCACTGGATGACGCTCAATTTTCTTGCGCTGCGCCTCCCAGTCGAGACCCATTCCTTCTACGATCTGAGGCATCGCTACCAGCGTTGTTTCAGGCCGATCGCCAGCGATTGCGACAAGCTTTGCACCGTGGAAGTCGATTGTGGTAAGTTTTGTCACGGCTGTGGTTCTCCAATCATTTGCTGGAGGCGTCGGGAGTGCCTGCAAGCTGGCCCGACGCCTTTTCTGTTTCCAAAACATTTTTCAGGATGGTGGAAAGCTCGCCATTGGCACTTCGATCATTCATCGCGCCGCGTATTTTCAAAGCTCGTATTAGGCTCGCGTCTAACCTAAAAGTAATACTTCTCTTATCTTCCATGGTATCCTCATAACGAATGCACCCGGCGGGTGTATTGACTTTATGAACCCGCCGGGTGCATTGCGTCAAGAGAAAAACGGGTCCATTAGGGGTTCATGAAGCAGCGCCACGATGACCCGCAATTCAAGTTCAGAATGCCGCCTGACATGAAGGGGGCGCTGGAAGAGTGCGCGAAGCGCAACAAACGCACTTTGACTGCGGAAATTCTTACCCGATTAGATGCTTCCCTCTCGCAGCGCGCCATCCCGGATGTTCCTGAGACCGTCGACATGAATGCCGACGAACGCTCCCTTGTCCGCATGTGGCGCGCGATGAACGAGGGTGAGCGGCTGGCTCTCAGGGCTGTTGCTGAGCGCTTGGCCGACAAGGCAGAAGGTAAGCCCTGACTCCCCAACCCTCCCCTGTACGGGCATGCTTGCCGGGAAGGAGAATCCCATGGCCGTTTACATGATTACCTATGACATCAAAGTAAAAGATAGCTTTGAATATCAGCCGCTTTATGAGGCAATTAAAGGCATAAGCGGGTATTGGTGCCATCCCGTGGAGTCAGTATGGTTTGTCGATACTGTCCGCTTTTCAGCAGATGATATCGTGGGCAAGTTAAAGCCGTTCCTGACCCTTAGAAGTCATAATGGTGATAGAATCCTAGTTAATAGATGCACAGAAAGTAATTCAGGATGGTTTAGCAAAGACTCTATAGATTGGTTTAATAGCCGGAACCGAACGTGGACCAATCCACCATATTAACATCCCACTTCCAGTAACCGCACATACTCCTCTGCCTCATCCATTGATCGGAACGAGGCAGAACGGCCAATTTCCTGACTGCATAGAGCATTTTCGGCTCCGCCAGCCGCCTCAATTTTAATAATCGTTTCCGATACATCAAAAACCGTTCTTGCTCGGATATCGAAGCGACGCTCAATATTAAATTTGGTCATTACCTGTTAAACCTTTTCACAAGGGCTATTTCCAGCAGGTCTTCAAACCCCTCGCTGTCGTAAATGGTCTGGAGATCGTGCAGCGAGGCCAAGCCCTCAGTCACTACGAGGGCGATGCGCTCACTGATGTTGGGGCATCGGGCGACGGGGCGTTGTTTTCCATTTGCAGCAACAGGGACAGAAGGGAGAACAACTGGCCGACGCCCTTGAAAAAATCCACATGCAGGGCAAAGGCTTCCTTCTGGAGCCAGCCGATTGTGGGGATTTCTTCAATCTGGCCTGATTTGGCTGCCAATTTGAACGGTATTGTAACCTCTGGCCGTACGGGGTCGGGCACAAAGACAACGCATTCCATCAGCACATCGAGCAGTTCGTCTGTGCGCTCTGGCGCCATAGCGCCGAAGATGTTGATCCCCGCAGCCGCAACGCCTGCCAGTCCCGCACCTTCTGCCACGCCGGGAATTGATGCCCCGGACCCAATGGCCGCCTGAAGCACGTGCCGCCCCCATTTATCCGCCTCAAACGCACTCATGCGGGTGATGTCAAAGCGTTTGTCTTTGTCCTCGCCCTCATGCGGAACGAAGACTGTTTTCTTCTTCAGGGCCATCAGATTGACGCCGCCACAACACGTTCCCACCGGATTTCGAAAGGCCGCGCTTCAAGCACCCGGCCAGCCGAAGGGATCTGCACAGCAGACCGCAGATAGCCGCGAGTAAGGGTATATTTCTTGCCTATTGCGGGAAGCTGGATTGTGGCACCAAGGCGGTAGATGTTACGCACCTGATCCTGAGCCGCGATGATTGTGTCAAAGATATCAGCCTCGTCACTGCTGGGCTGCAATGAGACTGTCTGGCTGACTGGGTTTGGCACCCACCCAACGTTCAGAAACCCGTCAATAGACATGGATTCCTCAGCCAGTTCACGGGCTTCCGTTTCAAAAGCGCGGTCGGCAGAGAAGTTCTTCAGCGTGAACGGTGCGTTAAGCAGGCCCGGCACCGTTATGGTGTAGATCGCGTTTGCCGCTGTAATATTGTATTCGGACATTGTTACTGCACCTCAACGCTGTTCAGGCTGATTGACTGCACGCTCTGGCCGTCAGTGTACCAGAACTGCGCGGGCGGGGTTGTGCGTTTGACACGATAGGATGCTGGGGCCGTGGAAACGTTTGGCTTCAGATACCAGCCGCGAGCATAGACGGTATCCGCAGCGGTAGTATTTCCGGCCGCGTTATTGATCTGCTGCTTTTGGGAGGATGTCAGCGTTACGCCAGCCTGAATTGCCCCAAAGCTTAGCGCGGTGTTGATGGTGTCCAGCAATGATGCCTCAACCAGCGTATCGCCCTCAGTATTATAGGGAATTTGCCCGGTATTCAGCAGCAGATTAATCAGGGCGGTAGTGAAGTTTGCATTCATCCAGATCTGGTTGACGTAACTGTCTGACCAGAGGAAAGCGCCAGACACGCCGCCACCCTCAAACCACTGGAAACTGTCGCCCTTGTTGGCATACGCGCCATAGAAGCTGTAGCCATTGGCAATCAGCGTTTCGGAAGTCGTGCCATCAGTGACTGACGGCGTGACATTAGCGTTCTGGATCATATCCAGATTGCGGCGGCCGCTAACCGTACCAAACGGAAGCGATGCCATCCAGCCAAGGGCAAGCGCAGCCGCAAGCGGGTCTTTGTAAATGGCGATAATGCCGCTCAGAGTTGTTCCCGCCAGCCACGATCCGAACGACGTCGTGCTGCCAGCGGTAGTGGCTTCGGTATCCGTATCCCACACAACGCCATAGATGGTGTTGTTCTGGCCTGATACCCACGTAGCAAGCGCCTGCTTATCCGCCAGCGTTGGCTCAAATGCGCATGTTACGCCGTTCCATGACCCGTTTGCGGCAAGCAGTTTGCGCAATTCGTCGCCAATCACGCCACCAGATTCTGGATATCCGCCGAAAAGGAGACGCGCAGGCGTCTGCACGGAATTGGTGTAACCACTGAAATAAACAGACGCCATTTTGGCTTCGTTGGACGTGGAACCAAACGCTGTCGCAACACTGTCGGCGTCTGTGTATTCTGCAACCGTTCCTTCAGGAACGACAGAAACACTCTGCGTCAGGATGAGGCCCGTCAGGTTATTCAGCCCACCACCGGCAGACAGGACGCCGGGCGTAACTTTGACTTTTTGTGAGATTGGTATGCCAGCCACGGGCTACTCCTTTGGGGGATAGGTTGTATCGACCTCAAGCGTGTCGATGGTGAGTTTGTTGGCGTATTGCTGTGGGACTTGCGTAGTGATGTTCGCCTGCAAGATCAGGTCCACACTCCAGCAATCCTCGTAGTTTTTTTCGGCATTGATAAAACCAAGCTGCCGGATATCGGATGTATGAAGCGGGGCTATAGGAAAGCCAGAGGATTTGAAGTAATCGACCGCATTCATGTCACGCCACAGCATCAGAACTGACTGAATGAGGTTGCCCGAACCTTTCCCGAACGCTGATATCTGGATGGCTATGCGCGTCTGCTCGACGACAACCCGCGCTGTGTCAGTATAGGTCCAGCCATTTGTGGCGATACGCTCCCGGCCAATGATGGTCATGAGCATGAACGGGTCGGCCGGGGCCGCCACATCGTTTTGTTGCCCCTGCCGGATTATGACGGGGAACGGCAGAACAGACGTGATCCATGCTTTGACGACAGTGTAAATATCCTGCTCGGACGGCGTTACGAGCAGCCCTGGGGCGGTGATATCTGGCGGGTTACTGCGACCTTGCACCATTCAGCGTCTCCCCATTCCTCAAGGGACTGGGTCACCTTCCAGTAGGAATTGTAAAACTTTATAAAATCGCCACCATATTGCAGAGGGCGGTTCAGAGCCTTGATGCCGCCCCGGATATAAACGGCGCGCATATCGCCCTGCTGGTTCAGGTTTTCGACCTGCTGCAAATCCTGCGAGGTCATGGCCTGCACCTCAATCCAGATGCGGCACTCGATGTATTTGGGGATGACCTCGCCAGACGGCGTGTCCTCCACACCATCGCTGGCATACAGATCGGCCGGAATGCACGGATTGACCGCGCCGGTCATGCGGCCTGCTATGCCGAAGAGGTTGAGTGGCATTTATTTGACCTCGTAGGACACGGAATTGAGCATGTGGCCCGTATCTATCAGAGGCTTATCAAACCCTTTCTCCCGCACTGTCGCGGGCGCATTGGGCGGAGATTTCATGTCCGTGATCTCGCGCTGCATCTGCGTAGCGATCTTCTCACCGGCCATATTCAGAGCATTGTGCGCGCTGTAGCCGCTTGCTTTGAGGGCTGCGCCCATAAGCGGCCCCCAGTTCTCCCGATTATGCGCTATCGTGTTGCGCATGAACGGACGAGGCGGAATGGTGTCTGTGCCAAATTCATTATAGGCCGCGACAGCAGCAACAGGCGTTCCGTCCTGATATTTCGCGTCCTCAAAAAATCCGACCTGCAATTCCGTCTGGCCGCCCACTTTATCCACGAGGGTTGTCAGCGCGCGGCGCACGGTATCCAGTTTGAACAGTTTTACGGCCATATGCGGGGTCTTTGCGGATATCCGGGAACATACCGGGCCTGACGCAGGAAGCGCGTTGCGGCCCAGAAGGATGCCCCCGGCTGGGTTTGGTTGAACCACGCGGCACGCTCCGAGGTTGTGCCGTAGTCTGTACCAATAGAGACGCTGCCCCGTGTGGCGGTGGAGACGCGCCCCACAAGCCCACCCGTGCCACCCTGGTCCTCTGGGAGGTTCAGGAGTGCGAGGTGCGCCACTAACAGCCCCAGCAGAAGCCCCCGCTTAACGAGGTTCTGCACGGGGCTGCACGGCGTGTTGCTCAGGTAAAGCGTGGCCTCGTCAAAATATGACTGCGCCAACGCCTGATTGACGTTCTGAACAAGCGCCGGATACCGGGCCGACCACGCCGCATAATCAAACGTGACAACGCCCGTGGTCGCGCCAGACATCAGGCATCTTCCTTATCAAACGGTTTCACGCCGGGGAGCTTGTCTTTGTCCAGACCCTCAAGGCCGGTTAGCTCAGTGCGAAGCTCAGAAAGCCGCGCCACAGCGTCGGCCTCTTTCGGCATGGCGAAGATCAGCCCCTTCTTGAGAGGCATGCAGTTCGCATTCTGCTTCGTCCATGCTTCCCAGAAATCGGCTGACACCTCGGTGCGGCCACCCATGCCGAGCATGATGTTTTCCCGCTTGTGGTAGCGCGGGTCGCGCCGGGCACCCGCGAGGCGGATACTCTCCTTGGGTGCTGGAGGCGTCATGATCGGCTGCGTGGCCTGTGCCCGCGCAGCAAGAACACCCTCGTCGTAGAGGTCCAGCACGAGGCCGGACGGCATACGACAAATAACGGTCACGGTTGCGCCGCTTCTGGAAGATGTTGCTAGTGCCATGTTTTCAGATCCCCGCCATTGTCACGCAGGCGATGGGGTAGAACCAGATAGCCCCCCACGTGCCCTGTGATTTTTTCTGCCGGAAGTTGGAGGAGTAGCGCTCAACCGCATGCGCGCGCATCTTTTCGGTGAATGCGGTCGTGACAGTTTCCTGCCCTTCAATTTCATCCACAAAAAGCTGCATCATAGAGACCATGTTGTTGCCACCACTTAGATCGGCACCGGCCTCCGGAAGCGTTTCGATCTTGAGGTTTGGCAGGTTCTTTTTCAGCAGGTCGCTGAGAGAGACCTGATACTGGTTGGTGTAGAGCATGCACTGCTGGCGGTCGGTCGGGATCACCGCAGTCATCGGCGTTTCCAACGTCAGATTGCCACCCATCTGCACATTGAGCTTCTGAAAGGCTTTCAGAAAATCATTGTAAACCTGAATGGGGTCGAACGTATCGAGCCAGGTATTACCAGCAGCCGCAGCGCCCGCCGTGGTAGTTTTAGGCGCCGGAGTAATGGCTGCGGGCAGGTTTGGGTCATTCAGAGCGCCGTACAGTTCCAGACCGGAAATACCGAACAGGGAAATCAGGTTCTGGTTCTTGTTCAGGACGGAGACGCTGGCCTCGTTCTTCTGGTTCACCCAGTCGATCTTTGCCGCGCCCATGCGCTCCACTTCTCGCTCACCCCACTTCGTCCATGTCTGGTAGTGGAAGGACTGGCGCTGGGGCCAGTTAGCGTTGGCGTCGGTATCGCCCGCCTGACTGTAATCGTCATAAGAGGCGGCGTAGCCGGACAGTTCCACCATCGGGAACTGAGCGGTATCCGTAACCCAGTCGCCCTTCTTGGCGCTGCCGTAAATCTCTTCCGCCTTTGTCGGCGTGATAATGGCCTTGATGATCTTCGGATCGGTGTAGGTCGTGAAGATCGCCGGAATACCGCTGTTCGGGGCTGTAACCGGCAGGCCAGCGGGCAGCGCGTCCTTCCCCATTTCGGAGACATACCCGCGCACGCCGTCCATGACGATGCCCCAATCCTGCGCGAGGCGGGGGGCATCCTTTCGGAACATCATGTTCATGTTTCAGTTTTTCCTTACGCAGCCGCGACGGGGCCGGTGATGATGATGGGGGAGCCAGCGGCGTTGCCCTGCGAGACCTTCCACGCGGTTTCAACGTAACCGTCCACCGTGGCCCCGGCCGCCGCCGTGCTGATTGATCCGTCCGTTGTGGAGGCGAAAACAGACTGGCCGTTGGTGGAAATTGTGCTGGACGTGGCCCAGATGTCGCCGCCCTCAGCAAGCTGCGCCATGAAGCCCGCGGGGATCATCATGGTGCTTTCCTGCAGGTAGCGCGTCGTCAGGCCTTGCTGGTCGGCGTAGACAAACCCGGTTGGCGCGCCTGCCGCAGTTACGCTGCCGGTGCCGGTCACGTTCAGCGTTAGGCCAGACCCGCTCCCGTTCGTGGTTGTCGCCACGCCGTTTGCGGTTGGGTCTGTGCTCTGCGCGGTAGCGCTCTGGAGCGTTACCGCGGTCACAACCCCGCCTGTGCCGATTGTGGACACCGTGGCCTTGCCGCCAGCAAACGCCGCCGTATCGCCAACAGCGTAGCCTGTGCCGCCTGCGTCAACAGCCAGTGCCGTGACGGTATAGGTGGTTGCGTCGGAAGGCGGCGCGTTCAGCACAGTTCCGTCGCCCTGATCCCACCCGAAGGCGGCAATAGCCAGACCGCTTGCGCCCGCCCGAAACCCGTTCGGACCGGGCACGACAGTGCGCCGGGGGTTCTGGCTGGCCCAGCGGCCCGGAAAGCCAGCAGTCCAGTTGTAATTAACTTCGCTTTGAAAAGGCATATCTGCCCCCCTTACAGTTTGCGAGGCGCTGCGACGCCATGAAGGACGCTGCCTTCTGAGGCGGAGTCAGCGGCAATCAGCGTGGTGCGGGTGGGTGCGGAAACAATGCTGCGCTGCTGGTCAACCAGCGCACGCAGGCCTGCGGTATTCACGCCATCAAGGCCGGAGATGCCCCGCTCTTTCAGGGCGTAGCGCATGATATCGTCCGCACTATCGAGCCCGTAAACGTCCCCGACCAGCGGCGCGACAAGGCGCTTGGCATCCTCAGCGGCGCGGGTGCGGGAGCGTTCAGCTTTCAGAGCGCTGTCAACGGCGAGGGAGATGGCGCGGTCCTGCGCCTTCTTCTTTTCCTCTTCGTCGTCTTCGTCCTTAGCCTTCTTGCGGTCGTCATCCTCCTCCTTTGCGGCGGCGGATTCCTTGGCGCGCTCCTCCTCAGACTCTTCATCCTTGGCGCACTTATCAGAGGCCTTCTTGTCTTTGTCGGACTTTTTATCCTCTTTCTCCTCGTCCTCAGCGCCGGTATCGTCCGTCTCGTCGTCATCCATGCACTTCTTTACATCCTCTTCGGATGCGTCGAGCGCCAGACGGCCAGACTTTAGCGCAGCCGCAACCTTGGCCACTGCTGACATGGGCACACGTACGGCCATGCTCTTTTCCTTTGTTTGGGTGGGTGCGCTATCGCCAATAATGGCGGTCTGCACACGGGGGTTTTCAACGAGCGCAAGATGGTTGAAGCGGATATCCACCATCTTGAGCGTGTAGGGCTGGCCGTCTATTTCGCCAGCATCAGGGATGGCCCGGTACGCGTATCCCGCTGAGACACACCGCTTCGAGCCGTCCTGAATGGATTTGATTGCCTCGCCGTCCCAGATCGAAAGCTCACCCACGAGATCGGGGGCCTCGAACTTGGCGTTGGCGACAGAGCCGACCGTAATCTGTTTGGGGTGATCCTCGGCATTGATCGGCTGGTGAATGTCGAGGATGGGCTTGCCGTTGATCGTCTCAGCGGCAGCGCGGAGCGCGTCAGCATCGCGGTAGAGCTGATAGATTTTATCAGGCTCCAACCCCAAAGCTTCCGCCCCCGGAATTTCGCGCCCATAGTAGGGAGACACCACGGCGGCGCTGAGGATGCAGCGCTCGACAAACAGGTGTCCGTCCGCGTCTATGCGCCGCACGGAGCGGTCCAGAGCGAGGATGGTGTCAGTCATCATCAAATCCCGGAATAATCACCGAAGACACACACCGGCAGTTGCAAAGCTCGCCGGGGTGTATCCATTTTTCGTCAATGTAAGCGCCCTGATCCAGTCGATAGCGCAGCTTTTCCCGCCCTGCCTTAACGTGGCTCGGTCGGGGCACCTTCCCTGCGCTTGAGTGGACCCAGATCGCTTCCTTGAGGCCAAGCTCCATCTGCCGCACGCGGTTGATGGTGGCCGTCGCCTTGTTGTTCTGGTCTCGGGCGATAAACGCAGCCCGGCGCTTGCTGATACCGTATTGCTTCTGGAGCGTTTCAGAGAGGCTGTGCAGGTCACGTCCGTTCATCACGGACAAATTGACCGCTGTATTGATGCCCCTCAGATGGTCCTCTGAGAGCCCCTTAATCAGGCTGACGTTTTCCTTTATCGCCTGCTCGACCATGTTCTTCACGAGCTGCGTCGGCTTGAACTTGACGGTAAACCCGTGCCGCTTCAGTTCGGCCATAAACGCACCCTGAGAATGCTTCTGCGCGCCTGCCACAGCGCGCTCGGCCATCTCCTGCGCCAGATCGTCAAACCGATTGCGCCAGCGCCGTGTGATCGCATCCATTGCTTTGCGCAGGAGCGCCAGAGGTGAAGCATCCGCGCCAATGACGGGCTCTACCGGGCGATAAGCGGCCTCGACCTCAGCCACAACCTCGCGGTGCATGCGGCGCAGGAGCTTGACCATAGCTCCATAGTACTGCGCCTCAACACCCGCACTGGCCCGCACAGGGGCAATGCGCTTGCCCTGCGCAGACTGACAGCGGAGTTGGGCCATTATTCCTCGCTTTCCTCACCACGCCTCAAAAGCCCCTCAAGCCCCGCGCCATCCTCTTCCGGGTCCGGCGGTTCAGGCGGCGGCCCTGAGATGCTGACATTGCGGTAGATGCTGTGCGGGTCAGACGCATTGCGCTGGCGGCACTCGGCGGGGTGCATGATGCCTGCCTGCACATTCACTGCGTCCGCGTCTGTCTTGATCTTCTCGACCTCAGCAGCCTCTTTCTCGGAAAGCTGCCACAAGTGGACAAACTCAAAATCGAGGTCAGGATCTACCCGGCCCCAGAGATTAAGCTGAGCTAGTTCAAAGATAGTGCGCACGGTCTGCGCGACGTTCGCTTCCTGGAAGGCGGCAATTTCGTCATAAAAGACGCGTATTTCGCCTTCAGACGATGCGTTCAGGCCCTGCTGTTGGATGCCGAACAGTTTCACGAGCGGAATGCCTGGAATACCGGCCATGAATTCCTGAGACTGGGCCTGCATATCTGACAGGCCAGCCAATGGTGCGGCCTTGATATCAAAGTCCTCGTTCTCTTTATCGAGAACAAACGTGCCGTTGTTATTTTGCCACGCGTTCATCGCGGCAACGCGGCCTGTTATGCTGTCCGCATCAATGTCGCCGTAATTCAGACAGCCGTCCGCCTGCATATTGCCGGTCATGTCCGTTTTCAGGATCTTAGTGGCATAGTTGCTCACCATGTCCGAAACAGACTGGCGCGTCCGGAGAAAGTTGTGGACGTACGCCTCAAGCTGCTGCGTTAGGGACAAGCCGCCAAAGTTAAAGGCGGGCTTGAGGATGTCCGGCACTTCAAACGGCACGACCGTCATCAGGCGACTGGCATGCACCTGCACGCCCTGCACCCACCACGTAGAGGGCTTGAAGTAGTCAGGTCTAAGCGGGTTATCAGCGTTGTAATTATTCGGGTTCGTCCACATCGGTTCGATATTTTCGATCCGACGCAGGGAGCCTTTCTTGACTCCGTTAGCGTTCACTGCCAGCGGCTTCGTTTGCGCCTCTGACGTGAGATCAGTCCCATTCACATCAATCCAGATATGCCCAAGCCCGAACCCTAGCCCATGGATAATTTGACGTCGCACGACCTCGCGTACACGCAGGCGCTTAAACTCCGCCTCTACAGCGCGGATTTTGTCGGCAACCGTGTCATCTTCGTCGTCCTCAGTATCCACGGACCGGAATCGTATCCACTCACGGGTGCATTCCTTAGCCAACGTCTCCACAGGCTTGCGGAACTCAGCCCGGAGCATCATGGCCGAAAGATCAGCGTAGCCCTTGAAATTCAGACCGTCCGCAATGAAGCTGCTGACGATGCTGTAGTTAGCCTGCGTGAACTCTGTCAGAGCGCTATCAAGGGCAATTTGAGAACTGTCGCCTCGCACACCCTTCGGCGGCACATAAGGCGCAAACACCCGCTGCGCCGTCTCAAATAGATCACGTGCGGATGGGGCACTGAAGCGCGGGAGGCGTGGTTTTTTCTGCGTGACTGGCTCAATGCGCCGTACCGACTGCTCAGCCTTGGGCGTGCGCTTGAACCAGTTTCTCATTGTCGGGCTATTCTCTGCACAGTCTGCTGGGTGAATTTCGGCATACGGCGACGGTTCTGGATCACACCATCAAGAGCGTACCGCAGTGCGTCGATGTAGTGGTTCCACGCGTCAGCAATGACGGGCAGAATATCCTCGGTTTTCTTGTCCACCTCGTAGGAATACTTGCGGAATTCCTCTGCAATTCCCTTGCAGCGCGGATGGACGATGATCTTTTTGAAGGCCTTGAGCCGGGCAACGCCGTCCTCGACGCTACCCGGCCATTTCTCGGCTGCGCTGATCTTGAAGCCAAAGCGGTTCGCCAAAAAGCTGATGGTTTCAGGCCGGGCGCCATCCGCCTTCCACGGCCAGCGATACGCGCCGGGGATTTCTTCAAGCAGAGCGGGCGTGTCATCCAGCTCCACACCCACGCCGCCCGCTTCATAATCAATGAACAGGCACTCGTCCTGAATAAAGCACCGAACCGCAGCGGTCGGATCTTTCGCAAAGCCCCAGTCAACACCGTAATAGAACCGAGCTTCTTCCGGAGAGCGAAATTCCTCTACAGACACACGGTTCCGGAAGATGATGGCATCCGAGATGGTGACGTAATCACCTTCCCAGATATGCCCATATTCGTCTGGTCGCGCCCTCAGATCCTCGACGCGCTCTGTGGGGAGCGTGCCATCATTGAACCACGGATTATCGGACCAGTTGGCCCGAACCGCAACAAGGTCGGCTCGGTCAGAGCCGGGGCCACGAAAGAAGTCATCGATCGGGTCTTCTGGGCTGGCGGGGTTCCAGCTCGCCCATATCTCCGATCCTGCCTTACGCATGGTCGGTCGCAGCATGCGCCACGAATATGCGCTGATAGACTGCGCCTCTTCAATCCATGCGCGGTCAAACCCTTCCAGAGACTTAATGCTGTCCGCTGTGTGGTTCTGCATGCCCTGAAAGATGATCAGGCCATCGCCGGGCGTCTTGATGAGCTGGTCCTGCACATCGAACAGGCTGTTCAGTCCAAACTTGTTGATCTTGTCTACAATCAACTGCTTGGAAGAACGCTCAATTGATTTCTGCACCTCACGAATACAAACCGTGCGATGACCTGGTATGCTGAGGTGTTCCTCAACAATGTTCTCACCGAAGAAGTGCGACTTCCCCGACCCTCGGCCGCCGTATGCACCCTTGTACCGGCTTGGAGCCAATAGTGGCTCAAACACGCGGGCGGTCGGAATATCTAGGGCGGTCATTTACTCAGACTTGGCTGGGTCCACGATGATACGGCGCACGGCGGTGAACTTGATGGGGCCGCCCCCCTCTCCCGTGTGTTCCTGCGTGATCTTGTCGCCATAGACTTTGGGTGCACGCTTGGACATGACCCACTTGAGGGCGTCAACTTGCAGGCGGCGCGCGTTCGCATCTTCGGGGCCTGCAGATCGAGCCGCATGAAGCAGTTCGTCCTCAAGGGCTTCCGCCCCAATCGCGCGCGCGTGCGCGTATTGTGTCACTCGCTCCGGTTCAGCTCTGATAAATTTCCTCAACCCGGACCAGCATGGCATCCCCGGCTCTTCGCATAACTGGCGAAGCGTCAGGCCCTCTTCCAGCTTCGAGAGAATTTCTTCCCACACCGAAGCAATATCCACACGGACGATTTTAAGGTCTGGCTTTTTGCACCCTGCCACAACCTAAACTCCACCCATCCTCAAAAGCTCGCATCCCTGCCTCACGCTTAACTGCTGCAATGACCCGCGCTGTAGCCACACCAGACAACCGACCTATGGCAACACCACCGGCAGTTGCTTTAGGCCAACACCGGATGCGCACATCAGGGCGCAAACCGGCATCAGCACATTCAACCATCGACAA